CAGCATCAGAAGATGATGAGAGCGGTTTTTGTAGTTTACAAGAATTAGCAGGCAAAGGTCGTGCAGACTCTTCACCTGTAGACAGACTTATACCTGAGCTAGATTTAGATTTCGAAATTCCTGGCTTGGATCTTTCTTGGTGGGTGCCAATACAAGAAAAGATAGTAGAGATAACGCAGCTTCATACTAAGTTGGCTGCGAGAGTTCAGTCGCTACAAATAAAAATTGATGGTGATCCTGACGGTGATGTTTGCAAATATAGACCACAAGCTCAAAAACTTTTACAGCTAGTTAGAGACGTTCAAAGAATTATAGCACAAATTAGAAAAGTTGTCCAAGCAGTAAGGACAGCTGTTAACACTGTTAAAAGAGTCATCAAAATAATTGAAAGTATATTTATGATTGGTAAGGCAGTCAAGATGGCATTTGTTTACTTTACTATAAAGCAAATGGTGCTAGGACTCGCGCAGATGATAGATACACTTGCTAGGAGTTTACTAGATGCAAATAGAATTTTACCTCAGTTAATAGCAATGCTAGCAGCAATGATTCAAGCGTGTGCTAATCAAAGAGGCTTGGAAGACGGACTGACAAAAGAAGATTGTGAAGCTTTAGGTGGTACTTGGATAACCGGAAGAAGTGGTGATATGGGTGATGCTTCTGATGGTGGAATTGGAGGTGGTGGTTTAGAAGGCGACGTTAATAGTTTTATTGGTAGTTTAAGTGATGACTCAGACTTATATTTAAGACCAGGGCTACAGTTAAATGAAGGTGATGTTATAAAGTCAGGTTGTGTTGAATCTCCTACAGGAGATAAAGTACACGCACCTGAAATATTCACCATCCCGGGACAAGGATGGGTTGTATGTGAAGAAGGTGCATCAGGAGAATCTGAAAATGCTACTATATCACAAGAAGAAATTAATGCTATTTTAAACTCACAATTAGTAGATTTATCTGAATGTTTAACTAGAATAGATGACATTGAAAAGACTTTTAATTTTTCAAACTAAAAAGGTAATATAATGAAGAAGAACACAATAATGGCGCTTAAAAAAATAATAAAAGAAACTGTTGAAAAAGAAGTTGCCAGACAAATGCAAATAGTAATTAAGGAAATAACAAGCCCACAAGCAACACAGCATAGCAAGCCTGCCAAAACTCAGGCACCAGCACAACCTATAAGCGTAAAAGATCCTGTGTTAAATCAGATACTCGCAGAAACTCAGGGCGGAATACCTGCAGAACAAGCACCGTATCCTACTATGGGCGGAGGAGCTTACACAACACAGCATACAAACCAACTCGGAGGCGGTATAAATATGCAACCAACAGATCCTAATATGCCAGACTTCATGAAAAAAGCAATGAGTGGACATTCAGCAAAAGTAGTAAAAGCAATAGAGAATAAACATGGCACTAAGTCTTAGTAGATTAATAAGAAATCTTGCAAACATAAAGCACGAGCACACAAATGAAAATAAGTTTCTTAAGACGAAAGCAAAAATAAAAGAAATGAAAAAGAATGTTAAGGAAGCTCAAAAAGATGCCTTAGCAATACATGATTATGTCACCCGTGCAGATGTGTCTATGGGAGGAGCAAATAGTAGCCCACCATTAATGCATCCGAGTTCTTTTAGATTTGTTCCAAGAAGATTATTAGGAATTTTGACTATATCAAATTCTGTTGCTAGAGAGGAAGCAATTGTAGAACTTGAAAATGATTTGACTATTGGTTTGGTACAAACTAACAATGGGAGATATTTAACTACAAAGGGCGCTGCGAGTACATATAATATTGGCACATTTAGAGCAATGAGTGCAAATATTATTAAAGGACTTTTTAGTATAAAAGGAAAACTTAAGTAATGTCATTAGAAAATCCAAGAACAACTTCTGTTAGATCAAGAGACAAAGATCCTGATACGTTTATTGGTGTGTCATTACCATTTGCTCATTCAAGATTTGGATGGTTTAAGTCTAGCACAACGCTTTTACAACAGACAAAATCAAATATGAAAAATTTATTATTGACTGTAAAGGGTGAACGTGTAAATCAACCTGAACTTGGATGTGATTTATTCAATGTTTTATTTGAGCCTATGGATGATAGGTTAAGTGAAAAGATAGACGCGTCAATAAGAGATGCAGTTGGATTGTGGTTGCCTCATGTAATTTTAAAAGGCGTAAACATTGATTTGCAGCATGATGAAAATTTAGTAAATATAAGTGTAACATTTACAACTAGAATAGAACCAAATGCGACAGAATCAATAACACTAAATCTAGCGACAGTAGGAGAATAATAGATGGCACTAGATAAACAAAGACCAAAAGATATTAATTTTTTAAATAAGAATTTTACAGGGCTGCGTGGTGATTTAATCGACTTTGCAAAAGATTATTTTCCGTCATCATACTCAGACTTTAACGAAACTAGTCCTGGCATGATGTTTATAGAGATGGCTGCTTATGTTGGTGACATACTTTCATTTTATATTGACGAACAGTTTCGCGAATCATTGTTAGCTTACGCAGAAGAAAGAAAAACTGTATTTGCAATAGCACAGTCTTATGGATATAAGCCAACTATATCTACACCTGCTCAAACAACGCTAGAAGTATTTCAGACAGTTCCTGCGAAAGGATCAGGAGATAATGTGACACCAAATTATTCTTACGGTTACAGAGTAAAACCAGGTTCTGTAGTTTCAGCAGACCAGTTTGGAAAAACATTTAGGCTCGTAGAAGAAGTAGACTTTAGCACATCAGGCTCTCTTGATCCTGTAGAAACTAGCATTTATGAAGTAGATAATACTGGTAATCCTACAAAATTTTTGTTAAAGAAAAATGCAAGATGTGTTAGTGGTGAAGTTGTAAAAGAGACTTTTACATTTGGAACTGCAAAGGCGTATGATATGTTGACGTTAGGAAGTAAAAATGTATTAGAAATAATATCATGCATAGACTCAGAAGGAAATAAATGGTATCACGTAGATTCATTAGCACAAGATTTAATATATGATGAAGTTAGAAACGATGCAGAATTTGATCCTAATCTTGCAGCATATAATGATACAACACCTTATATGCTAAAGCTGATTAGAACAAAGAAAAGATTTAAGACACATCTAAAACCAGATGGAACATTTCAGTTACAATTTGGATCAGGAACAGCGACTGAAAATGATGAAGAAGTTATACCTAATCCGTCAACAGTTGGAAACTCAAATGTAAATTCTGATTTCTTAAATTCTAATTCTGCATTAGATCCCGCAAACTTTTTAGAAACATCTGTTTACGGACAAGCACCTGCGAATACAACACTAACAATAACATACTCAACAGGTGGTGGGATAGATGATAATGTTCCTGCTAACTCTATAACATCAAAAAGAAGTGTTGATGCTGCTATTAATTCTGCAGGATTAGATGGTACACTTAGAGACGAATCACTAAATTCAATATCAGTTAACAATCCTTCTCCTGCTACAGGCGGTAAAGGCGCTGAGACAATAAAAGAGATAAAAGAAAATGTTAAACAATATTTTCAAGCACAACAAAGAGCAGTATCAAAAGAAGATTACATAACAAGAATTTATAGTATGCCTTCTAAGTTTGGAAATATCTCTAAGATTTATATAACGCAAGATGACCAATTAAATTCTGGCCAGGGTGTAATACAAGGACAAACTATTTCTCCTGAGGTGTTAATGGAAAAGTATGTTGAGCCAAATGAGCCGTTAAAAGTACAGGACTTAGAAGTTCGTGTTCCTAATCCTATGGCATTAAACTTTTATGTATTAGGATATAACAAACAAAAGAAATTAGAACACGCTAACGAGGCAACAAAAAGAAACATTAAGACTTACCTAGGGCCTTATAGAATGCTGACAGACGCGGTCAATATTAAAGATGGATATATTATTAATGTTGGCGTTAGGTTTTCTATATATGCGAAAAAAGGATATAATAAAGAAGAAATTATTTTTAAGTGTATTCAAAAAGTAAAAGACTACTTTAATGTAGATAAATGGCAGATAAATCAACCAATAATTTTATCAGACATAGCGTATGAAATTTCTCTTGTTGAAGGTGTAAATAGTGTTGTGCCGCCAATTGAAAATAATCCTGAAGGCAGCTTAATTATTATTAATAATAAATTTAATAAAGCTAGCGGATACTCAGGAAATATTTTTGATATATCAACGGCAATTAAAAACGGTGTTGTTTATCCGTCACTAGACCCATCAATTTTTGAAGTAAGATTTCCTGACATAGACATTGTCGGTAAGTGCTTAGGAGACTATTAATGGCACATTATTTCGTAGGAATAAATAAAGATGCATCACTTATAAGAGGTGCAGATACATTAGGAACATCAAGTAATTTTAACTTAGGTGGTGATGAAGTATTAGAAGTTGGAAAAACATTTCAAGCAGCATCAACTAGTGTTGGAACAATCCAAAGATTTGTTTTACAATTTCCAATAACTAGAATATCTAAATCACTTGCTGACGGTTCAATAACAAATGATGCAAAATATTATTTAAACTTGTACGATGCAGGTTCATTTGAGCTAACAAGAGACAATAATAATATTGCAATAAATGTTGTATCACAAAGTTGGACTGAAGGTGATGGTAAGTTGTCTGATGATCCGCACATACGTGAAGGTGTCAGCTGGAGATATAGAACAGGCGAAACAGGATCTTTAGAATGGTTCTCAGGAAGCGAGGCAAATTGGGGAGCAACATACTATACAGGATCAGGATATTCTGCATCATTTTCTTTTAGTAAGTCAGGATCAGATGCAAGAATAGATATTACAGATATAGTAAACACATTTGTCAGTGGAACAGTTGCCAATGAAGGATTAGTTGTTCGAAGGACAACAGCTATAGAAGAATCAACACAAAATTATGGTATTTTAAAATTCTTCTCATCAGACTCACACACAATTTTTAAGCCAACAATAGAAGCTGTTTGGGATGATGCTGTTTGGTCGACTGGTTCACTTAGCCCACTTGCGCTAGATGAGCTAGGAA